GTCAGCGTGTTCAGATTCCACAGCGTCAGAATTTCGGGCAGGACTTGATAGATGCTGAACACCTCGAAGGAATCCAGCCATTCTTCCACGCTGGACGGCACAGCATCTTTGTCAGCGTGCTTTGCCATGATGTAGGCCACATTCTCAAACAGGCCAAGATCGGTAGCTTCAAACTGTTCCTGTTCGGTGGTGGCCTTTTCGTAAGCGTCGGAAAACTTCGACAAGTCCTGCATGATGTCACGCCCGAACTTGATACGATACAAACGCGGCACGGCAGCAGTGGCACGCAGGCGGACTTCTTTGCCGTCGATGTTGATGGTTTTTTCCATGTGTATGATCTCCTGTATACAGGGTGTTCCGGTGGAACACTTTAGGTTGCATCAGTGGGCAGGGTAACGCTTGTGTACCAGCCGTTCAGCGTGGCGGGGGTGACATCGTCTGCCGTGTGGGCCTTGATCGTACCGTCAGCCATCGGGGACACGGTGATGGTGGAAGTCTGGGTGTCGGGGTCGGTGGTTTCGCTCTTGGTGTTGGCGTTGATACCGGGGCGGGTTGCCGAACAGTTGTAAAGCACATACTTGCGCCCGGTGGTGTCGCCGTCCACCTCAAACAGCAGGGCGAAGCTGGCGGGCTGGACGTTGGCATTCTCGACAATCAGGCCGTTTTTGCTTTTTGTCATGCCCCAGATGTCAAGCATCATCTGTTCGGGGAACATAGCGACTTCAAAATCGCCGGAATAGCCGTTGTTGCTCTGGCAGACGTAGTACACAATGCCGTCCGCGTAGAACTTCGTAACTTTCATAGCTTTTCTGGAATTTGTCGGCATCGCTGCCGCCGTATCCGAAATTTGCCTTGCAGTACATTTTGACGGCCTGCTTGATAAGCGGGTCATTGTCTGCCGCCTTGATGCCGCGCCGCCGCAAGTCCTGCTTGGCCGCGTCAATCAACCCTTGCAGTTCCGCATCGAACGCGGTATTGTCGCTGCGGATGCGCAGCCATACCCAAGCGGACGCGGACGGCAACGGTAAAGTTTCTGACACCGAGTTCAAAAACGCCCTGCTGCAATCGCCGGGCCTCTCGGATGACGACATCGGCAAAATTTACTTGTCCAGCAAGACCACCGACGACAGCACCGATGAAAAAGCCCAGACCTTCAATGCCACCTACGGCCCGGCGGGCGTTACTGATTATCTGTACCTGCAATATCTGGAGCGTGCCTACCACACGGCAGAAGCTAACCGCAAGATCGCGGCTGGGGAGGGCGGCAACCCCGACGGCAGTTTCAATAAATCCGATTTGGTCAACGCACTGAACTACATGGATCTGACTAACGAGGAACGCCGCGCATATTTCAGCATCGTTGCACCTACTTGGAAAAACCCATATTAACCGGCAGAGGGGGGATACCTACAACAGGTATGCCCCCTCTTTTTGCACTCGTTTAACAAGAAACACTGTCAGCCCACAACACGGCCCTGTGCAGGCACTTTTACTACACCGGAATACTTTCATTAGTCACTGCCAAGCCACCGCCACAGCGCCTTATTCGCGGGCATAGAGAAAGCCGCCCTCTGCGTACCAGTACAGAGAGCGGCTTTCATCAGGAAGGTCTATCTTGCTCGCCTTCAATGGCGTGTGAAAGGGAGCCTTTATTCAATGCCCAAACGCTTGGAGATGTTTTCCATCAGCCGGCGGTCTGCATCGGTGACGGTCTCCATGTTCGTGACCTCGCTGCGGTCAAGGGGCTTGTCGCCCGCACTGTCGCGGACAAAGGTTGCGGCTTTGGTATCGCCGTCGATAGCACGCTTGATTTGGGATAGGGCGATGGCCTCATACAGGGTGATGCTTTCGCCCTTCTCCGCTGCAAGCTTCTGCGCGGTCTCGGTGATGTAGTCATCCGTCAGGGCGGATGTATCGCACTTCATGGCAAGGATCGCATCCAAAATATCATTCAGAGCCTTTTTCCTGTGGCGCTTCTCTGCCTGTGCAAGCTGACCCTTGCGGCGCACTTCCATCTCCCACGCCTTTTCCTCTGGCGTTGTTGCCGTGCCGAATGATTTCAGATTCCCCATACATCCACACCCCCAATCTGTGGATTACAGTATACCACATTTGCCGGAAAATGTCAAGCCTACGATGCTTTTTAAAGGGTGTCTGCTCCGGGGACTGGCATATATATAGGGGCGCTGGCTCGTTAGGAGACCGGGGGTTCCCCCGCATAGGGGGGATACCACCCCGCCACCCCGGGCCACCCTTTCCGGGAATCGGCCTGCAAAAAAAATAGGCCCCGCCGGGCCTTTGCCATAAAAAAGAGGGGAGCGCCGAAGCGTTCCCTCTCTAAGTTGTTGTTACCAATCAATATCTGGATAATCTGTTAGGGCATCTTCAAAATAAATTTCCCGTAATGCATCAATGGCATCCTCTCTGCCAATGGCGCGCAATTCGTCGACGGCGTCCGACAATAAGACATAGTTTTCACAAATATCGATTTGCCCATCTTTAAAGCCAGTATCATAATCTTCGCCATTTTCTTGTAGATGTTGCTTATAGCATGGGCCGCAGAGAAAACACTCTACATTGTTGGAAAAAGCACCCATATCTATTGCGGTGCTTTTTGGAATCGTTTCTTCGCAATTCCAACAGAAACATAAATCTTCTCCAACACCGGCCGCAATCTCATCCCTTGCTGCGCAGTCCCCACAGAATGGTGAACCGCTCTGCATTACATAGGTATCCGCAGAAACATCAAGAGCTTTTCCGCACTCGGAACAGTTTACAGAAGATGAACACGCAGATAGAGATAATGCGGTACAAGCTAAACATGCGGCAATAACTTTTATATTCATTGTAACCACCGTCAATATCTGTTGTAGATCTGCCCACGATTCCCGGCATCCACAACCCGCACAATCAACTGCCCGTTGTCCACCGTGTAGATAATGCGGTAGTCACCCACACGCAGCCGAAAGAAGCCCGGATGCCCTTTCATCTGTTTTCGGTCTCCCTCGTCGGGGAGTTTGGCGATTGCCTTTAAGACTCTGGTTTCATCCGGGCGCGGCAGCTTTTTAAGGAACTTTTGCGCGTCCTTCTCAATCTTGATTTGGTATTTCATAGCGCAATACCTTCCTGCGCCGCGAACTCTTCCAAGCTGATGCTTTCGTGCTTATCAGGCGAATCATCCTTTAGATAATCGTCAACCAGCTTTTCACAGAAACGATCATCCTCTAATTCATCGTCAAACTCAACGCCGCGCAGGAACATCAAAATAGCCTGCATCTTGTAATCTGGTAAGGTATCAATAATCTGCTTTGCCTGCTCTCTCTCACTCATAATAGCGCCCCCTTTACGGTTTGTCTTTGTTTAGCTGTTGGCTGATTGCTGCCACAATATACGCATTCAGGCTAACCCCCTCTGCATCGGCAGCGGCCTGTACTTCATCCTTTGTCGGGCTGGTATCTTTCTTTAATACGAGGTTTACACGGTCGTAGGCTTTAGCAATATATTTATTCACCGCTTTCTGACCTGCTTTTGTTGTTGGCATAATATCACCTCATAAATATTATACTCCCAATCGCATATTTGCGCAAATACAAAAGTGCACATATATTTGCGCAAATAGTTGTGCATTCTGCATATTGATATATTTGCGTAAATATACTATAATAAGACCATAGCAAGCGGGAACACCCCGCAGCTACAGCGAACCGCCGCAAGGCGTCAGGAAAGGAAGAGGTGAAAATGAAAACGCCCAGCGCAAGCGAACTGCTCGTACAGGAAACCCGCACGGCTGAACGGCTTCGGCTCTTGATGCTCGCCAACGAGTGCAAGACCATTGAAGAGTTCCGCCAGCGTTTGGCAGACCTGCTCAAGTAATAAGGGTGCCGGCCCTCTCCAAAGCACCGACACCCAAAAACAACCCGCCAGCGCGGCGAGTTCGCCGCCGTGCTGACATCTTTATTATAACGCAATGTCGGGAAAGGTCAAGGCGGACGTCAAGCGAAAGCCCACCAGAAACGCCAGACAATACGCGGACAGGATTGCAAGAACCGCCACAGAGCGTGCAGACAGCACCGAGCCCCCGCGAACCTTAACCCCTACAGCAAAAAAAGAAAGCGCCCCGCACCAGCCGACCAAAGCAACCGCGAGACGCACCACATTAAGGGCAAGCCTATTATAGCATGGTTTGCCCCGCAAAGTAAAGGAGTATACCATGAGCAGTACCGAAATTTTGTCCCTCGTTGAACAGTACAAAGAAGCCCAGCAGCTTATTGAAGCCGCACAGGCCGAGATGGACGACCTCAAGCGCCAGATCACTGAAGAGATGACCCGCCGGGATGTGGACACGATGGATGCAGGCACCCACAAGGTGCGCTACCAGACCGTGACCAGCTCCCGGCTGGACAGCAAGGGCCTGAAAGCCGCTGCGCCGGAACTGGCAGCCCGCTTCACCAAGACCACCACGAGCCGCCGCTTCTCTATCGCCTGAAAGGATGGTTTGCAATGGAACTACTTGAAGAAATCAAGACCGCTGCCGATGACCTGACCGCTGATGAACTGGAAAAGGTTCTGCAATACATCCAGACCGTCAAGCACCGCCGCACGGCAGAATAACAACCACAGCTGCGCTATCAGGCTATACGGGCGCTTTCAGGAGGTTCAAACGCTAATGAATGAAATTAACCGCGCTGCCTATATCACGGCCTTACAGGGCCTGCTAGTAGCCGCTACGGATGCCCAACTGGACACCCTTTGGTGCACGGCAACAAAAATGATTCTTGAACAGGGGGAAACCGAGCAATGACAGATAAAGAGCTATGGGAACTGCGCCTTAGTCTTATCAAGGATGTCATGACACTGACGGACAAGCAAGTTCAGTACATCATCAACCAACTGAACGCCGCACAAGGCCCCGCCGGGGTGCACACGGAGGCTTTACCATGAAGAAAGCAATCTACCTTACCATTGCCGCGCTCGCGCTCCTGCTGGCCTTTCTCGCGGGCTGTGCGGTCACTATCCGCTGCGCCGTTCCTGTTGGTGCTGCGCAGAACACGAACGGCTATATCATCTCGTACCGCTACGGCGGTTACTGGCTCAATGAGCTTTACGAAGGGAGAACAGAACAATGACCATCACAAGCGAAGAACGGGAATTGCTGGATATGCTGCACAAGGCAATGCCGGAGAGAAAAAACCTTATGCTGATTACGCTGACTGCTGGGGCACATCTGGACGGGATTACAGAGTTTGAGCTTCCACAATGCAGCCGGGCAGAATACAAGCGCCACATCAAAGCCCTACGCCAGATGCAGCACACAGACCCCACCCCCTACATCCGGCAGGTAGCCACCAAAGGCATTGAACTTATCCGCGAAGTCTGCCCCATACAATAACCCCAAAATCAAGAGCGCTCCGCAAGGGGCGCTTTTCCCATTTATGGGACTGCAAAAATGGTCATAATTTGGGCATAATTGCATTAAAAACTGCCAAAAACTATTAAACGCCACTTAACTTGCATTGTCATAATATCGTGCATTATTGCACTATATTTAACGATACAACGCCAAGAATCTACAATTCGTAATCAGCAGGTCGCCGGTTCAAGTCCGGCCACCAGCTCCAAGTGAAAAGCCCCGATACATCGTTGAAAACACGATGCGTCGGGGCTTTTTTTTTGCCTGTATTCATAACGAAAGACTCGCAGCGGCGGGATGCTTCAGCTTACTCAATTTTGTTCTTTTCGGGCGTTTCGGACGGTGCATCCTTCGGGCGGGTGCTGTTGTTGGCTACCGGGATGAACCGTTTGGCAAACTTGTTTTCGCCGCGGCTGCACACGTAGAAGTAGCCGATGATCGAGAACGTCAGCGCACCGATGAAGTTGACGAACAGATCCTCCATCGTGTCCAGCAGACCAATGTCCAGATACCCGCCCAGCCCCAGTGCGGTCTGGGTGCCGTCCGCCTGCACGACGATGACGTCGGTGATGTTTTTCAGCACAGTGGGCGTATTGCCGCCCGTGGGGTCCAGCATGATGGAGCCAATCGTGTTGACGACGGTGTCCTTCTGCATATCGAGGAAGAACAGCTGGTCCATCGTACACTCAAAAAATTCCCAGATGACGCCGACGGTCATCGAGAAGCAGAACGCCACGATGGCCAGATACAGCGGCGACAGGTGGAACCGCGCCTCGCTGTGGCGGTTCAGAATGTCCAGCAGCGAGAACCCGATGGCCGCGCACAAAAAGCCGTTCAGCGTGTGCAGCACCGTGTCCCAGTAGGGGAAGGTGACGTAGTACGCGCCGATCTCGCCCATGATTTCTGCTGCATAAATGAACAGCAGGATGATGATTTCCAGCGTGTTCGGCAGGGTGATGTCCAGCTTTTTTTCCAGGACGCTGGGCATCATGAACAGGATAAGCGTCAGCACGCAGAGAAAAACGTTTTCAAAGTTGCCGTTGAAAATCTGTGCCAGCATGACCAACACAACCGAGATGCGCAGCAGGATATACACCATCGTGACGGAGCGTCTTTCGCGCCAGACGGTTTTCCATTCTTCGAGTTTCGGGTGATCCATGACTTCTCCTTTTCAGTCGTCCAGTGTAAAATCCCGCGGATCCAGCTCGGGCAGGACCTGACGGCGGGGGATGCGCATGAGCGGGTCATAGCTGAATTTGCGGCAGCAGTAGTAGGGCGACACAACGCCCTTGCGCTTGCATAAAATCATTTTGGGGTCGGCGGCGGTGGAGCCGTGCAGGCAATAAGCACACGCCGGGGCAATATGTGCGCCGTAATAGGTCTTTTTAAACATTAGACTCACCCTCAAACCACAAAATATACTATCATTAATTATAAAGACTTTGCCGGGCCTTGTAAAGAGCTGCGCAGAGAAAGA